ATCAGCCACCCATCAGCCACCCATCAGCCACCCATCAGCCACCCATCAGCCACCCTATGTTACTTATGGTAACACTTGGTCACCTTGCGGAGGAATAGCAGGCAATTTAAGAGGGGCTTAAGGTTTATTTTGGTAAAGGGGAGGGGTAATATTTGGTATGCTTTTGGTCGCTGGTTGCCAAGCAGCAACATACGGATCGACTTTTGGGTGAAAACCTAACACGCCGGGAGCACACCACAAGGTGATTAAAAGTAACAGAGGGGAAGTAAAAAGGAACAATGAGAAAATGGTGAGCCAAAGGCTTGCTCCCGTTGGTCGTTTTGTGACCGGTGGTGAGCAGGAGGTGATAGGAGATGTCGCTTTGTGACCGGTGGTGAGCAAGAGGTGATAGGAGATGTCGCTTTGTGACCGGTGGGAACCTAAGGGGACCGGTGGTGCGCTGGAGGTATCAGCGCTTCTTGTTAGCTTTCTTCCTCCAACCAAATTGGGATTTCCATCTGGTGGGTATCTTCTTGAGGAACACTTTGGCATCCTTAAGATACGTGAGGGTGTTGAAGCGACTATAAAGCACATTAGGGTTGGGCTCCTGTGGTGTAGCATGTATAGGAACCGTAAAGTGCTTCGCCCAGTGGCTGATGGACATGGAGACGTATTGGATGCTGTCTGCGCCTTTGGTCTTAGCACCCTTGGTTCCCTTATTCTTAGTGGTGCCACTCGCAACATATGTGTGTATATCAAACAGAGATTCTGTTGGCACATTAAGTGTCACAGGTTTAGTATCAGCGTCGGGTTTTACATAGATGGTAAAGACCGTTGGGTTCACTGTATGTCTGGTGGCCATATGTGTGGCCGTTGTATAGTCGATGGCTCCCGGGTGTTTTGAGCTATTTTTCCATTGGATGGGTGCCCGCTGTGTGCGCTTGAAGGCTGGACTCATGGTGGAACTAAAAGCTGATCTAATATAATCAGATGGTGTCTGCCCTCTGGTGCCTATGTAGTTCCTGTTGGTGTGGATACGTAGTGCAAGGTGGTCACACTCCAGTACTGTATCATCGGACAGGAAGGCGTTGCATTGAGAGCACACTATAGCTGTTTTAACTTGTATCTGTGCTGTGCCCTTAAGTTTCGTTTTGTATATGTTGGGGGCTTTAGGGTTTAACATAAAGTTCGGGGAGTATGCATTAGGTCGCCTTAGGTGTTTCAAGAGGTTGTCATTACGTCTTGGATTGTGCCATATAGGTTTTGTTGTTAGGTCGTATAGTGGATGGTTGGTGTAAAATGGGTTATAGATGTTTTCTGGTAGTATGTATCTAAAGTTATTGTTCTTGTCCCTTAGCGGTGAACAGTGTGCTCTTTCATTAAGGTTTGGCTGTATGTAACGCTTAGGGAATTCATAGATGCGCGCCTTAATGTAGTCTGTATGTGGGCCTTTAATGATGTTAAAGTCTGTATCGTAGTCATCCCTGATGTATTCCACAGGTACGTTAACAAACCTAATGTTTCTATTGGCGTAACCAGAGGCTCCCATATGGTGCACCGTTAGGATTGGGTAGGTGTTACCGGATGCTTTGTAGGTATACGACATGCCGGTGGTTCTATAGGCGGACCTATTGGAATGTACAGTTCGTAGCATATTGTTAACGAATACATTCCTATCGGTGTCTGCCAGTATGTTGTACTGATAAAATAGCCGGTAGGAATCTATAGGGGATGCCAGTTCTACCTTATCGTACTCATCTGTGTCCATATGTTTTCTGAGTGTGTTGAGCAAGCTATTGGTCGCTTTGGACTCCTTGGGGCCAATGCCGTCCTTTGGTGGTTGGAAGAATGTGGGCGCAATGTCACTAGTGGTATTTTCCATTGCCAGTGTGTGCTGTATGTACGCTAGGTAATTAGAGACCAAGGAGGTGCTGTAGCCAACCTCATAACCTGCTGGTCGTTTAAAGTATGCCCTAGGTTTCCTCTTTAGTAACATATCGCTGGAATTACTCACACGGTATGTGGTGGGTACTGTGTGGTAGTTAGACTTTATGATGCCATTATGGATGACCGAGGGGGAGGTTGTCTGTACCTTCCTACCGTTGGCTACCAACGGGGTGTCATCAGCCAACGGGGTGTCATCAGCCAACGGGGTGTCATCAGCCAACGGGGTGTCATCAGCCAACGGGGTGTCATCAGCTAAATATACCCCTTGACCCTCATCTTCTCGAAATAATCCAGAAGGTTCTCTTCCAAGTACATGTGGAATACTCGAGTAAGTGAACGTAAGGTTTGCTTGGAAGTCCTCAAACTGGATATTATTCCCAGTGTGCCAGAAGTCGGGGTGAAACACTTTCCGGTCTTTAAGATCGTGGTTAGCGCCCCAGTCAGCTTGTATGTTCTTCTCACAGATAGTAATTTGCTTTTCCGCCATCTGTTCAAAGAAATCTTGCCGAAGTAACTCCTTTTGGGTTAACTGGTCGGTACTTTCAAACGGTGTCATGGTGGTGGTGTGATCATAGACGTCTCTTTCTGTATCTGCATCCCACATCCTAGAGCTGTCTGTTACTACTATTAGTGGAAATTGTGGTAAGCCAACTCTGGCAGCCATCTTACTTGCTACATGTTGATCAATGGCACTCATATTTAACAAGTGCATGAACAAGCGGGGGTCATGCGTAACGCCGGATGCCGCTAGTATTAACTCTTCGTCCGCCATGCGTGGCCTTTGGGTTTGATGAAGGGCAGCTGCTTGGTGGATACGATCGGTGTTTTGGGGGTCCTGTGGTAAGCCATCTATGTGTTTGGTGGTAGCTTGTGAGGTATTAGATGGACCCCTGTGCATATCCCCAAGGTAAACAGCCTCTGGATTGTCTTGTACCCTACGCATATCGTCAGCAGCCTGTAGCCCTATCTCTTTTATACCCTTCTCGAGGTTCCGTTGGCGGTCTAAGGCCTCCTCTTTGGACATGGTGAATATGTTTGCGTCTACTCCATATGTGGATATGACCCTTTGGTAATCTCTACGGTGTTTTTGTGCGGCTGTCATGACGTGCCCAGAGGGGGTTAGCTCCTCCCCTTTGTCGTTGAATACCCTCTGGGGGCCGGTAGGTTGCTCCTCTCCGTGGGTCGAAGGCTTCTGGTCGCTGTTGGTCGCATCCATTGGCTCACCTCCCGCGTCTATGTGGGAACTTAGCAGGGGCAGCAGGTGTCGCAATGTCCCCATCCGTGATTAAATCATCCAATGGAGCAGGTGGCGGGACTACAAAGTCACCTGCGGCGTTTAATCCGTCACATAAGGCAGCCACTTCCAGTTGGTTGTTAAGTTCTTGTGGACTAATACCGGTTTTTTGTAGGTCTTTTATGGCTTGTACATCAATTCTGACCTCTTCATCCCCTATAGAGATCATACAAGTCTCACCATCGGAGGCTATTTGCCCAATATCGGAGGTAAATTGTGCTATAAATTCCAAATCGGAGTCCAAAAGGAGCAGAGTTGGGATGATAATTGGCTCTTTCCCTATGTTTTTATGGTTATGTTGGAGTACATCTTCCATAATGTTGAACCCTAAGCGTTGTGTATTTACTATATGGTCTAACAAATCAGCGGCCTCAGTACTTTTTGTTGGGTGATAGAGGTCTTCTATGATCGCTTTCATGTCGTAATCACCTGTTAGTAGTTTTTCTGGATTTACTACGTAACCTAAAGTGGAAAGCCACTCGGGAGTTTCTGTTGTTGTGCCTGTATAAAATAAGATAGTCATTATGTAATCCTGTTGTGTTATTTGAAGGTTGCTGGTGGCAACCTGTGGTGGGCCCGAGGGCGACTGGGTGTTATCTGATCACCATTGGGCTACATATCTGGCCCTTCTGGTAGCGCATCAGAGCCCTCCGGTAGCCCCCAGTAGCGCTTAACAGATGCAACTAGGTATCTGAATGCGTGCGCAGAGTCGAAGTGGTGACCTTTAACCCTTACGAAGGGGTCGCCTCTAACACCATCTGGTGCCATACCATCTGCTATTTCCTTGAACGACAGTCCTTCAATTTGCTCCTTAAACTCAGGCTGATCATCAGGAATAGACAGAGAATTAGTTTTAAATAGTTCATTTATGGTATCTATTCCCCATTTGATTTTATTGTATGCCGGTAAGTTCTCTATATCGTGGTCTTCGGCTAAATCGGCTCGCGATAAGGCGGCGGCGGGGTCGATGTATAGTGCTCCTTCGTCGACTGAGAAGCCGTTAAGCTCCCATTTTTCCAACATTTCAGTTATTTTAAGTGCCAAAGGTTCCGTCCGGAGGCCAGAGGCAGAATAGTGGTCCAGTATGTACATTGTGTTATCAAGTACGGTGCCAATTACGATGGCTGATCTATCTGTAAACCCTATATCCACACCAACAAACAGTGCCAGCGGTGGGTCATTAGGTTGTGGTTTTATTTTATCCAATAGTTCCTGTACGTTATATAGATGGTTGATAGTGAACTCTGTAAAGGCACGCGTAGCAGACATATGGATGAATTCTGCCAAGTACTCTGTTTGCCACACTTTCATACCTTCTGATTTATTAGAAAGTGTTGATATGCGAATAGCTTCAATAAGGTCTGGTGTCAACAGCGGGCTGTCAAATATGTTGTACCTTAGGGAGACAACACCATTAAATATCTGTAGGTTATTCCTCCAATTCTTGCTGGAACTTCTGGCAGCTAACGGTGGTATGCCTTTCTCATAGTCAACATGAAAGTCAGAGCCGATAGTACGTGGTGAACTCACTCGGACAACCTTACTGACGAATGTGGCTGTGCCTTCGGTGCCATCATGTACATAGCTACCGTAGTCAAGTCTCATCGGCCCAAGTAGTCTGTCGTAGTCTTCTGAGTAGTTGTATGTACCACACTCATCCAGCATTATCATTGAGGCTCTGGAACCAATAAGCCCATCCATTGTTTTGTGTACGGTGCACCTTAGGTGTGCATTGCCATTAACGGTTAGTTGGTACTGTTGGGTATTTAGTTTGGTGATGGGCAACCCAAGTTGCTTTACAAACTTAACGATCTCATTAAAGTTATTGGTCAAACTCTTAGCAGACTTAGATACCAACAGTGTGCTTGAATGTGGTTTAAGGAGCTCCAAGACAACCATGATGGCCAACGTAAAGGTTTTCCCTGAGCGTCTGGAAGCTACCAAATTTAACTCTGACCAGTCTTCTATATGGTCATCGAATAGTTTGATGATGTTCTCCTGCATAGGTGTTGGGGTCACCTCAAGGAGGGCAAATAGCTTGCCTAAGGAAACTAGATGAGAGGCCTCCCGATATTCCAGCGTTTCAGGATTGGTTATCAGGTTGGTGCTGGTTGCTACTGGTTGTGGTACCACTGGTGGGCTTTCGGTCTCTATCATTTCTTGATCGCTTGTAGCACATTAATTACAACGTTAGCACTATTCCCCAAATCAGCTTTCTCCCGTTCTTTCTGGATGCTATCTAGCATTGCTATAAGGTCGGCGGTATCTTTATTGGACAAACTGGACATGTCATCACCTTCGGCCATATTATTAAGTCTGGCCTCTATGATTTGGCTCAGTAAGACTTCTCGATTCTTCTTATCAGCAACTCCTATTTCTTGGTGGGCGTCCTGTACGTATTTCTGGACGTGCCTTCGTCGACCTACAGTATTTATGGTATCAACAGGCATTTCCAACATGGTAGCTATAGTTGCCCGGCTTAAGCCTTCTACCATATAGTTCGCTATCTGTTTCTCTATGGTGGTCAGGCCATTGGGTACCAGATCACCATTGGTTGCTGGTGGCTGTTCGCTAACTACCGGTGGGCTAACAGCCTCCTGCGAGCCAATGACTTCCGGTAGCGTTTGGTCGCTGATGGTTTTCTCTATTAGCTTCTCCACCAGTTCCGGTGGGGCATCTGGTAATAGGTCTCCTAATTTGTTTGACATATTATATCTCCTTATGTAAAGTGGTATTTGCGGAGCCCATTAAGGCTTCCAGTTGTGTTCGGCACCTGTCAATAACCGCTGGTGTTGGGTCATTTAATAAGTGTAAGGGTATCACGTCTTGTGCGCTTCTGTTCGCTATCGGCGCACTTGGTTTAAAGGTTGCCCCGTGGTAGTTGCGGTTAACAAACTTTCGGATAGTGGCCCCTTTTTTGTGATGAGCTTTGTTAAAAGCGGGCAGTGACTTATGGCGCAAATGGTACTCTATAGCACAATTATACGTAAAGTCACCGGGGTCGATATAGACCAAGTGGTTGTTAGTCTCCACCATGTTTTTGATTGTGGATGCGAACTGTTGGCTTAGTGTAGTTGGGCTGTTCGTGTCCATATTCTTAATTGCAACCCAATCGGCAGACAGTTCTGTAAATTGTAATAGCGCTTGCGGTAACGGTGTGACATCTGTTGTTAAGCTAACAGTGGATTTGTTATAGTTTCCGTTATCAACCAACTTGTCAATCACAGTTGACTGCAAAATGGTAAATGGTTGTAAAGCTGTATGTCGGTTGTCATAATGTACCTTCGGTCCTTGTAGTAACCCAACGTAAGTGGCGCTAAAGTCTGGATGTAAGCTTTCGAACAGAAAGCGCGTATGGTGTACAGCATTCACAAAGGCGGTGCCTGATGTAGAGAAGTTATACAAATCAACTGGCACCAACAGGTGGTCGTCTGATTGTTCTAGCCGGTACAGTAGGTATCTGGTGGTTGGCCTATACAGCATGTGTCTCCTTGTCGTTAAACTCTTTATTGAATGTGAATACCCAGAGGCACCTTAAGCTCCATGTAGGAACATCTGAATCTTTACAACCCCGCTGTAACCACCGGTCGTAGAGGGCGGTCATGGTGTCACCAACTACACCTGGGGCTTCTAAATCAGCACGTTTAACAGGTGTAGGATGGACAGGCGGCGTACAGTCCTTAGTATCCTCTGGTTGCCATCTGTCCAACATAAGAGTAATCAACTCATGGTAGTCCTCCTCTGGTGCTTTACCATCCCGTTCGGTAACGATGGTGAGAAGGTCACCGGATGTGGTGTGCACGTACTTCGGCTCTAATGTGGGGTTTATTGGTATCGTGTGTATCCATAGACATCTTCTGGTCGCTTTCGGTATGCCAACTTCCTTACGTCCACCGTCCACCCATTTAGCGTATAGTTCCTTGAAGTCGCTATCGGTTGCAAGTTCCTTATAGAACTCATATAGTTCCATATCAGTAGTTGGAACACTATTTGGTGTTACGATCACTGGATGTTTGCTGTTGGCAAGTAAGGCAGTTATTAGGTCGCTTTTTTGTATCATGCGTATCTCCATGGTATTTTGTTGTGACTTACAGGAACCACCAGTACCATGGAGGGTTTCATAAGTGGTTCCTGTAAGTCGCAGTTGGTTAAATGGTCTAATTATCAAAAACTATAAACATAGTTTACCATAAGTTTCCTTAAAGTTAGCTTAAATTATAGAGAAAACTTAAAAATAACTGAAATTTAGGTAAATTTAAGGATAGTTCTAGTGGTTTCTTAGCATGTTGTAAAACTTATTGTGATTTCTGCCCAATAATCTACCTTATATTTTTACCTTACAGATTTTATACATTTTGTGTTGTATATATCTACTAGGAATTCCCTTAAAGTATCACTACGTTCAAAATCGGTGATTAGGTAAATTTTAGGTTTTCATGCAGATGTTTGGTTTGATAAGATTATTTATATGCGTTTAAACGAACGTAAAGGCGGTTTTAAGCGCGAAACGGGGGTGAGGGTATACCATGGGCTGGGTGACTATATAAAATGGCTTTAAGGTGCCTCCCACGCAAGATTTTAAAATTTAGTTATTTTCGGGTAAAGCTGCTGGTTGCTTTTGGTGCCCCTCCCCCCTCAGACAAAACAAAGAGGTTCCTTCTTTCCTCCTTCTTTTCCCCAGACCCCTTATTAACCTCCTATTATCCTCCAGAAACAAAAACTCAAACCCCCCCTCCCCACCGTCATTAGAGCTGACTAGGTTAGACATTATTACGTGTTGGGATATTAGCATCCTTAAGCTCCATAAGTTGGACATTAAGTACTTCCCACTCCGTTACGCTTACGCTTCACTCCGCTCCGTGCTGCGCACTGCTTGATTGACTTCGCCAATCAATCCTTAAATTTAGTACCTTAATCTCTTAAATTTGTACAGAATACCAGAAATACTTAAATCAGTACCAATCAAACAATTAATCTGAAACAGAATGTGTGTTTAAACGCACAGAATAGCACTTTAAAGGCAATTTAACACCTTAAGTAATACCTAGACATACCTAACACTTAAAAATGGCTTTAAGGCCCCTTCCAGACAAGATTATGACTATTAAGCAAAACAGATGGTGATTAACCACCAAAAGCAACCATCAGAACCTTAAGCAAGTACAACCTGAAATCTACTCACCAAAGGCAACCAACGCTTCGCTTCGCTCAGCAAACCCCCCGAGTTCCGAAAACCCCCCTTTGAGACCACCAGCAACCACAAAACCGTCCAACTTTAAATATTCTGCTATATATGTCTCTATTAGCTCTATTAGTTACTAGTGGTGTATTACTGGTCTTCACTTCCGTTCGACCAAGACAAGCTTACCATAATCTTCCTTAAACCTAGCTTAAATTCCAAGAAAAAACTGAAATTTGTTGAAATTTCTCCCAAAGTGTTACAATTCGTAACACCTGTCAGCACAAAAGTGGATTAATCCAAGACCCTAATACTCTCACTGAGGGGAGAAATCCCCTCAACATTCGGCTCTGGTCAAGTCCGTATCCTTTGGTGGTGCCTTCGGGCACCATTTACGAGCATAGTTGCAAAATGCTCAGGATAGCACACAACCAGCAACCAAAAACAACCCACAAAGGAGACGTATGTGGCCATTTAGCAAACCTAACAACAGCACAGCACCCCCAGAGGAGCTGGAAACAAGAGCACATGGGGTGACCAGAGATTCAGGTATCTCGACCAGAACGGTAACAGCACTAAAAGGTATGTTTACAAGCAACACACGGAACAGTCGTATAAATGAGGAATCAACTTACGCAACCAGCGACCTTGTGCATAGCTGTGTAGGCTACATAGGGAAGCAAGTATCTCAAGTAAGATTTAACCCTATAGAGATCGTAGATAAGTCCCAAAATAAGAGCATTCCGGTAAAGCACAAACTACTACAAGCAATGTTTACTGGGCAACCTAATCCATACCAAACATGGAACGCATTTAACACTATAGTATCTCACAGTTTGTCACTTTATGGCAACGCCTTTATCTCCTTTGAGAAAATAAAGGGGCGCTATGAGCTATGGGCAATACAAGACCCCAAAGCTGTAAGCGTTATATTGGACGAAGATGGACTACCAGAAGGTTACCTAGTAGGGGAAGAAATTACTTACTCCACTGAGGAAATGTTGCATATAAAATCAACCACATTGGGATCAGGAGTGTATGGTCTATCACCATTATCCCCGTTATTTGACCAATTAGCAATTGAAAGTTACGCAACCACAGACATTAAGGACTTCTATAAAAATAGCCTAGTGTCAACCTCCCTATTGACATCTGAACAACCGTTGACAAAAAAGCAAGCGGCAGCATTGACAGAAAGTATCGGGGAGCAGTATAAAATCTCCAAAGGGCGCCATAGTTTAATTGTGTTGCCTAACAATTTGTCTGTTAAAGGGTTACGCTTGAGCCCCAAAGAATCCTTGCTTTTGGAAAGTTTGGATGTGGCCGAGGATAGAATCTTAGGATTGTATAGCCTCCATAAAATGTTGGTTGGTGGTAATATAGAGAGTTATACTCACAACCTAAGTGAGTTGATGAACGTACAATTTGCATCAGCAATTCGCCCAGTTGTATTTGATATACAAGCGGAGCTGGAAGCATTCCTACAGCGAGTATTGAAAAAGCCTAATCTGGTAATTGAGGTAGACTTTAGTAGGATACCAGAAGTTAAGTTAGCGCTGTTGACACATATGGAGAGTGCTAGATCACTTTACATATCAGGAGTTGGCAGCTTGAATGAATCCAGAAAGATACTAGGGCTACCAAGAATTGAGGATAGTGAGTTGGCAGACCAGAACCACTTACCATCATTCCTTATTGGCTCTGATTTGAATACCATCCAGAACTTAGATGCAGAAAGCATCAAGAAGATACAGGAAAGCAACCGGGAAGTAACAGGTAGCACACCGGTGGACACCCCAAGTACTACAGACCCTATGGGTGGTAAAAATACAGGCAAGAAGGACAAGCAATGATTACACAGGATACCATAACATTTAAAACGGTTGATACCACCGATGACTACATTCTAATCTCGGGGTACGCAAATAAGTACGTAACCTCTGGTGAGGCAGTAGTTGACATGGAAGGTACAATTATCTCCCCTGCTGGGATTGACCTATCACGCTTTGAGAAGAACCCAATAATTCTGTATGAACACGTAAGTGGTGCCTCAGTTGGTAGAGCTACAGTGGCAGAGGTAAGAGAAGATGGTTTATATTTGGAAGCTAAGATTTTCAAAGATATTGACCCTATAGTTTATGCTAAAGTAAAGAACGGGGTTGTCAACACCATGTCAGTAGGGATGATTCCAACGGATGGCTACTGGTCGGATGTGTTTGAAGCCTACGTAATTACAGAGTGTCAACTATTTGAGGTGTCACTAGTTGACATACCATCTAACGAAGATAGTGTTATAGAGCATGTCCAATTGTGCGACTCTAATGAGTGCACGATGGTACGTAGTGTGTCTAAGGAAGCTGAAAGCAAACTAAAAGCTAAGGCCGGTAGGGACAGAGATAAAGCAATGATTCGCAGTGTAGTTGAAAAGCTACTGGTGCAATAACATAACAAAGGAGAAGACATGACCAAAGAAGACCTAACCGCAATGGTACAAGAAGTATTAGAAGAGATAAAGGGTGCAGAGCCTGACGCACCAGAGGAGCCAACAACGGAAGAAACACCTGTTGTGGAGCCTGAAGCACCGGCGGTGGAAGAGCCTGAAGCACCAGCGGTGGAAGAAGCACCAGAGGAAACACCACCGGCTGAAGAGCCACCAGTAACCGTAGAGCCGCTGAATGTTGATGATATTGTAACACAAGTTATTGATAAACTGGGGGAGACGCCAAGGCAAGACCCTAATACTACTGTAGCCGATGAGAGCTTTAAGAGTACCTTAAGTAAAATTGAGGAGTCTTTGACCACATCAGGTGAATTCACCGAAGAGGAAACCGCATTACTTGACTTCATTCTTGTTAACTACGATGGTATTAACGAACGTGTAGATAAGCTACTTGGGGTCACCCCTTCACAATCTTAATTTAAATTGGAGAACATATGGGTATTACTGCTCTTAAAGACATCCAAGCTGAAGTAACCAGCTTGAAAGCAAAACTAGACGAAGTACAGACTAGAAAAGGCAAAGGTGTACAAACACCAGTATTTTCCCGCGACGTTGAATTGGACAAACGTGGTGCTGACATGTACGTCATTGGAAAAGTTACGGGTGCTGACTTTGAATCCATGAAGGGATTTGAGAAAGCTGTTGAGTATGGTAAGAGGGCCGCTATGGTTCCCGGAGACCTTCCTAACTGGGTAGAAGAAAGTTTCGCAAATGACATTCTTGAGAGAATGACTGTTATTGCAGAAGTTGCTAATCTATTCCCTAAGTATACCATTCCAAATGGAACACAAACACTGAGTATCCCTCAGAAACTAACCAAGACAAAAGCATACCTAATTGCCGCTGGTGCTGATGCAGTACAATCTGCAATCACTTCTGGTAAAGTAAGCTTTGCTACTCAACGCCTTGTAACTCTTGTAGCTCTTGCCGACCAAACAGACTTTGAAACAGTCGTTGCTCTGGTAGAAGTTATTAAGAATGACATTGCTGAAAGTCTTGTATTGGCACTTGAAGAGGCTATCCTCAATGGTGACACTGACATTGCCACTGGTATCAACGGTGTTGTACCTGCTAACGACGTAAGAGCTACCTTCGATGGTGTTCGTAAAGTTGTTAAAGATAGAGGCAATCAGGTAGACTTCGGCGGCGCTATGACTTACGGTAAGCTCCTTGAAATGCGTAGAGCACTTGGAAAAGATGGTATCTCTCAGAAAGACCTAGCGTTTATTGTTAGCCCTTCTGTATTCCATCAGCTAATCTCTATGCCAGAAGTACTCACAATGGATAAGTATGGTGCGCAAGCTACTGTAATTACCGGTGAGGTTGCTAAGATTGGTCAAATCCCTGTATTGGTATCTGAGTTTATCCCAGAAGATGTACAAGCGGATGGTACTGGTAGTGGCGACACTAACACACTGATTGTTCTTGTTAACCGCAGAGCATTTGGTTTGGCCAGTAGAAAGACAATTGGGTTTGAAGCTGATAGAAATATCGTGAATGCTACTAACCTCTATGTCGGACACCAAGATGTTGACTTTAAGCCTCTTCTTCCTCACAAAGAAGTCGCCTCTGTTGGTATCAACATTCCTGCCTAATCGGTAGGAACTCCTTGACCCTACTAATTCACCGTAGGGTTGCATTAACATCACAGTAAGCCCATACACACGAGGTATGGCCTGTGATACTTCCTCATAACACTCCCCAAACATTCCAACATAATACATAATTTGCCTAGGCAAGACCCTAATATTTTTAATAGATCGGGCTACACCCTGATACTTTAATTTTAAAGGTTAACTTATGAAATATTTTGTTAAGTATATTGCTAATGGTGTCTATCGTGGCCCAAATGATACGGTAATCCCTAAAGGTACCGAGAAAGAACTAACACAGGAAATGTATGAATACCTAAACAGCACCTTCGGTGATTCTGGTTGGTTTACATTCAGAACAGAAGGCGCAAAGGCTAAAGCTAAACCAGTAGCTAAAGATGAACCTACTGAAGATGTAAAGGTAGAAACCCCTAAACCAAAGAGAGTAGCCCCTAAAAGAGCTACTAGAAAAAAAGACTAATGTTGATAGGGGACAATCATGATTAATCAAAAACGAATCATTACCCCACACCCCCTTTTACCACAATTTACAGAATGGGGACAAACAGACCTGACCGATAGCATAAACTATTATGCTGTTAACAGTTCTCTGTATGCCGCTGAAGCTTATATCAAGAAGAGGTTTGACCTTAGACTATTTGCAACCAATAAAGTGGACGCAGGTAGACTCCTTGGTGCCTTCGGTGACTCCCCACTACTCCCAAAGACTACATACTACACAGGTACTACGTTTAAAACACTTCCAGCAACACTTGCTAACATAAAGCCTCACATCCAGAATTGGAGTGAACTCTCTGATCTAGTAGTACAATGGAATGAGTTTCCTAACAATGGGGCCAACTTACAGTATACTGAATACGTCGATGGGTACATTGTGCCTAGTAGCCCCTCTGCACAAATAGATGAGGCGACCTCAAGTAGGACAGCTAGTGCACCTTTTGTAGAAGTGGATGAGGCATACCAGTATCCATTTGTAACACAGGCAACCACACTAGATGTGATTGTACATGGCGCAGATGGCTATGGTGTGTTTGTGGATGGTGAGGATAGCACTAAGGTGGTAACTGGGGGAACTGCAACCATAACGGTTGACTCAAGCAGACCTTCAACATATAGTATAGCACTAAAGGCACCAACTGGCGCCGTCAGCGACCCTAGAAACATAATGGTAGTAAATGGTCCAGTAGAGCAACCATACATTGTACTCATAGGACAAGACATTGTAACTAATGGTGCCACCTGCGACATCACGGTGTTCGTGAACTATTCAGGCACTGTAAATGGACTAGTTGTAACCGAGGGACTCAACCAGATAGCACTACCAGTAACCACTGATGTGACACAGATTACTTACGTGGCCAATGGAATCACTATTGAAGGACCTATGGTAATATGTAAGGTGGATAATACGCTACCAGACGCGGCTGTTAAGTCTTATAATAAGGTGCATGGAAGAGCTGTAGAGGACGCCAATATGCCCCCTGATTTACTTATGGCATACTTTAGGGTTGCCTTGGCGTTCTTCAAAGAGGCATTAGGTAAAACGGATGATATTGAAAGGTACAGCGCCGGTATATCTAAAGCAATTACCTTCAACGGCCATAAGATATCGAAAGATATTATTGCAATATTGAGTACCTATATGGTGTATGAGTGGTAACATAAGGAGGCCCTATGGCTGTTAGAGTTTTACAAGTTGATAACACATATAAGAAGTGGAAACAATCCATGAAGAAATATGGGTTTGTTGATGAGCAACTTAAGGTAGCAGAAACTGTAGAAACCTCACTTATGGCAGAACAGCAAGTTATTCAAAATGCTGTTTATCAAACCACTAAGAACAGAGTGACCCGCTGGGGTAATAAGCTCAAGCGGTTGCTCAGTACACCAATACCTATTAAGTATATGCATAAGAAGCGCCCAGCGCTTCGGAAGCTCCCTTATATGGTGAGTGGTGCTATGGCTAACAGCCTTGAAGTAGATTTGGTACGCACGAAGAAGCGAGCTAGTTGGGTATACACAATGACGATACAGGTGGACGGATTCTCGGACCACACCACAGAGCAATCCCATGCTGAACATACAAACTTGGGACACAAGAGTACTAGAAACGTTCGATGGGAACACTGGACGGATAACGTACTTGGAGATACCCCACACACAGCTAAGATTGTCTCCGCCGGTATCCTTATGCGGGAATACCTATTTAAACCAGTAAGCCTTTAACGAAAGGAAGGACATGACAGAAGACAAATTACTACACTCGTTTGCAGAGACGTTAAGAGAATTAAAGGAAGACCCTTCAGATGCCTTCTCTCCTAACCTATTTGCGGACGTGATAGAGAACAACGTACCACCTTGGACTTCCTTAACTAACTTCCCTACAGCGGCAGTTGCATTAGGGCAGGCGGAGTATGGTAGAATCAATAGGGACCACCAACAGGTAACAATTCAGATGACAGTGTATGTCTATAATAAGTATCGGGTTAACGGGTTATCTCTTCCAGACATCTTATCTTATCCTATATCACGGGTAAGGGCTGCTGCTAATACAGTAGTTGATGCAAATATACTGTCATCAACTGTTATATCATCCACAAGAGACAATGGAACTATACACCCGTACACGGTAGCTGAGTTGCTGGTGGAAGTGGTAATGACCCAAAAAGTGCGAGAAGCCTGTTAGGACGCCAAGGCAAGACCCTAATATAGCTACAATGGATATCCTCCATGTGCACATATTAATATAAGGATTTCTAATGGCAATTCAGAAAACACGAGCAACCTACGTTGCAGTTAAAGAAGAGACCACATTTAAAGGTGCTCTTACATTCGCAGATGGTGATGTTATCGCATATGATAGCTTTACTATGAAACCAGATGTAGAGTCAATTACAAGGGACTACGTTAATAGTAGAACACTACTTAAAGGCCAACCCCTCCAAGGTAAGTCTACAGCATCCGGCTCAGCAACTATTGAGGTTGTACCAGATGCAGCCGACAGTAAGAAGCTGGCAGGCCATGTCCTGTATGATACAACATTTGGTAAGTTTACTTCTAATGGTGCAACTATTGATGCAGCCACTATTGGGGATCATATTGCAGCCACAGATGGTGATGCAGGTGTTTACTACCTAAGTGATGCTAGTGACACTATGAAGTCATTAGGTGTCAAGTACGCCATTGGTGGTACAGAAGCAAACAGTGTTGATATTAGGGGTGTGCTTGTTAGCTCACTTAAAATCAACTTCCCTACTCAAGGTATTGTAACAAGTGACTTTTCACTTGAAGGTTCCACAGGATTTATTCCAGTAGCACAAGGTGCAACACTGGCAGAAGCTTGTAGTTCTAAAACACCATACGTAGCTAGAGGAATGACCGTTATCGTTGGTGGTGCATCTGTTTGTGCGAGTGACTTGTCAATAGACATCACAAACACAGTAACAGACTTCACTTGTGTAACTGATACAGGAACAGGGGCTAAGACAGTAACTGAGCGTGCGATTAAAGGTTCGTTTAAGATTGCGTTTGAAAACCTCGATGAAGTGAATGCCTACAACGCGGCTACCAGTATGTCTATATTTGCTAAAGCCACCAGTCTTGATGGTAACGAATTTGCAGTATACATCCCAGTAGCTTCAAGAACAAGCCTTGATATTGGTGATGACTCAGGGACCGTTGTCCAGACAGTAGAATTTGAGGTAGCTAGCTCATGTGGAGCAGGTGCAACTCAACCAATTATGATTGCTAGTAAGTAATCCAACTAAAACAAGGGAATGACAAATGGCCATAGTCAAAAACAAAACCAGAGTACCATCGGAGTTTAAATACATACCAATAAGTGAGAGGGAAGATAAAAAACCCTTTAGTGTGACATTCAAACGAATGTCGCTAGAGGACACTTCCTCTGTCATGGATGGGTCTGTAATAATCGACCAACATGGTAGATATACAATGCAAGTCAACTCACAATATACTGCTATCCTGAAAGCCACTGTAAAGGGTTGGGATAACATGATAGACGAGAAAGGCAAGCAAGTAGGCATCACCATAGAACATGGTGAACTAAGTGATGAAAGTTTACTAATGTTACCAGAGGATATCAGAGCAGAACTTGCTATGGTAATTCTGGCGGTCAGTAAGTCTCCATCAGATTGGGAAAGTATTATTTCTGGGCCGGTCGATGAAGCAACAGACGAAGATAAGTAATCTTCCAGTAAGCACGGTGTTCCTCTCGGAGCACCTTTTACAAATACCCTCTGGACTCTCGTGGGGTATACGAACACTTTCCCATAAAGAACTACACCAAGTTTCCGCAAGATTCCCAGATAGTAACAGACTTAAGTATGAGGTAGCCAAACTAGGCTCTATAGACAACGTAGATGACGTAGTACTCTCAATAAAAGATATTGAGTTTATAGCAGAAGCTATTATGCACATTAGCACACTGAATGCAGATATCATAGATGGTGTTACTACACTTTTAGATATTAAAGACGAAAAGATGGTGTCACAACCAGATTTCAAATGTGATGTATGCCAAGAGAAGGGCTTAGACAAAACACGCAATTGCCCACTATTAGATAAAGACACACATGAACCTTCACTGTTCTATTTACTTGGAAACAAGAAGTACACTGAATGTCCTATGGATATAATTAACAAGTATGTAGAAGATACCTATACGACATTCAACATACTAAACAGCAAATTCCTTCCAGAGGTTGGGGGGATGGTGGACCAGACTAAATTTGTTTTTACTTTGGGGCCTTACATCGTTGGCAAGATGAAAACACTTTCTGATGACATAAGTGACAACTAATTAAGGATTTACATGGCTATAACCACACACACCACTGAATATGATGTCAAGATGGTGATGGATACCAAACAGACCCAAGCCATGCTCGACGGACTCAACAAAACTCTAAACATCACAGAAGGTATGGTAAAAGACTTAACTAGGACATTGGGCAAATTTCATAAGATGTATGTAAAGTCACTGGACACACAGGCTAGACAACAGGCTGCGATTATTAAGATGACTAAAGAGCAGCTGCGAACAAAAGTTCAACTGTCTACCCTTGACACAAAGAGTGGGAAGGTTAGGAAGGACTTACTTAAGCTTGTTAAGTTACAAGTAAGAGCAGAGGACTCCAGACTTCGCGTTGAAAAGGGGATAACAGCAGAGAAAGAAAAGCAATCACGTATACCTATTCTGCCCCCACAAAGGGTGCAACGGGTGAGTAGTACACCCAGTGGTAACTCCGCTATGTCTTTAGGGACGGATGAACACACAGGACTATTGGCCACCACAAAAAGGGCAATGCAAACCATTCCAGCGTTCTACACCACCTTCGCAGCAATGCAGGGTGTTGGAGCACTCTTCTCAGGGGCTATAGAGCAGGCGCACCTATTTGATACAACCCTACGTATGCTATCAGCAGTTACAGGGGAGAGCACAGCTAAGACTAAAGAGCTCACACATCAGGTAATGCAACTGGGGGATGTGTACGGTGGGGATATGGCTGACATAGCAGAGACTGTTAATGAACTTTCTCGGGCAGGTATAAAGCTACAAGATGTTGTTAAATCAACAGAGATTACAGCGCAGTTATCAATGATTACCGGAGATACTATACAGTCAGCCGCTAGTGCTATTATCTCATACAATCAGGTATACGCTAAGTCAAATGACAAGGTTATGTACAGTGTAACAGAGCTGGGTGACAAACTAGCGTACATGGCGAACGCATCAAGACTTACAACACAAGACATTGGTACACTATCTAACTACGCACTGGCAGCGGCTAAATCAGTCGGACTTACAGTGGACGTTGTTGGTGGCTTATCAATCGCCTTTAGTAACGCAGGTAACAGTGCATCCACAATTGGTACACAGATTCGTAGATTTACAAACACACTACATAGTAACAGCACATCTGTTAAGGAATTTTATAAGGCTACCGGTACAAACAGAACAGCCTTACTCCAAAACTTACAAAAATCAAAAGATGGGACTAGAGAAGGTATAGTTAAATCAAATGAAGCCTTCATAGCATTTGTCCATAACGTACAGAAGCTTTCCAGAACAGACTACGCAAACGCCATCAAAGGTATGAGTGTACTTGATAACCAATTCTTTAACCAGTTGCGAAACAATGGTGATGAGATAGTTAATGCACTACAGACCTCATTTTCTGATCTTGCAGGGGAACTGGATAAAACAGGTGTTGCCGTAGGGTCTATGGAGAGACAGTGGCAAGCATTATGGAACTCTGTGAAAAATGGATCTTCTGGGGCAGGGGGGGCTGTATCGCAGTTCGCTTACAATAGTGTGGTGGCTACTGTCAACTCTATTGCCACAATAAAGGACCTCTTGTTAAGTGGGGATGCCCTGTTTGGTAATACATCAAGGTTTGATGCTATACGGGCGCGTAACGGTTTAGCTAAAACTCGAATGGCCCAGCAGAATATAGCTGACATAGAAGATAAGAAGGAACTAGAGATAACAAGTCAACTCCTGCTAGTTGAGGAGAAGATATGGGTCACTAAACTAAAACAAGCAGAATTAGGCCATGAACACAAAAAACTAAGTGAGGACGAGGCTGCGGCCTTAGCAGTAAATCTGGCTAAATACACGGCGCTGACGAAAAAGGCGAAAGAGTATAAAGATACAGGTGCTACCTTTGGGTTTTCCAAGATAGACAAAGACCTACGTGTGGCGCTCGATCTCATAGAGAAGCAGTATGAAGCCCGTAAGCTTATTAATGCATCCAATAAGTCTGGTGATAGTCTACAGACAGAATATCTTAAGGTGCACCAAGAGATAAATAGAGAAGCAACCAAAGAGCTTAACACAAAAATCCTACTTAGAAACATTGACAGGAAACGTGTTAGAGCATTAAGCGCATATAGTAGAGCAGTTAAGGAACAAGCGAAATTAGGTGGGAATGTTGATACAGGTGCTTACACATCTAGTATGGCAGGTGTACTTGGGAGGCAAAGCCAAGCGTCTAATGAGTATGCTAATCACCAACTGGTATCACAAAACATACTGTTAACAGATAGAAACAAACTAAATGTCTCTAACCTTATGGAGCTACGGGATACTGAACAGACTCTGTTGAAACAAGGTAAGATACTTGAGGCACAAAAAGTAAGTGTAAAAGTAACCTCGGAGCTCTACCAAGAGCGTGAGAATGCATTGGCCAACATAGAGAGATTGAAACAGAAAGACCCCGAGAGTGATCAGATTGCTTTCTTAGAGCAACAGTTGGCGTCACTTAATGAGCTTATCACAGCGACAGGTATGTCCAACAGGGTCTACAATCAGGTGAGTGCTACCTTACAAGCTATACGTAAGCAAACACTGGATTGGGAGAACGCACAACGTAAAGTATCCCTTGAAGTTAGTAAAACATTCAATGCACTAGATGTTGCGGCTGGTAAACTATCCCCTTACACAGCCAAGGTGTTGAACCTACAAGACATACTACAAAGTGCTAATGATAAACTGGTGAGCTTGCAGGCGGCTAACTCAGGTACCAATAAAGAAGCGTTAGCTATAGTAAGTCAAGAAAACAACATCAGGAAAGCGTCCCTTGCGTTAATGCAGGAAGGTAGTAAGATCAACCTTACGTTGCTGACCCAAGATCAAGCTAGACAAGCCGCTATAGTATCCAGTATGCAAACATCTGCCACAGGCTTCGCTAAAGAGAAAAACCACATAGAGGCCTTGAAGCAGAACATACAGGACCTTGTTGTACAACGAAACGCTGTTGCAGACAATGCTGAAAAGACCCGCGTTATAGACGATAAGATACTAGCAGTAAGCTCACAGTTAAATGCGGCGTACAGTGGGCTAGCTAACAGCACCCTACAGTGGGCTAACAATATGCAACAGGCACTATCTGCCAGTAAGAACATTGCAAGTGGTTTTCAGGTTGCTTACGGTAACATGGGCACGGTACAACAACAAACCCTACAGAAGCAGAATGAAATACTCGATGCGCAACTGGCATATGACAATGTTGTAAAAAGTGGCCTAACAGGTAAAGACTTAGAGCTTGCTTTGAAGCGCGCTGATAATGTTGTACAACAAAAGAAACTTGAGTTGTTGCAATTAGGTATCAAATATAGTGACAAAGAGGCTAAGCAGAACAAGCAACTTATATTATCCACACAGGCACTAAATGCTGTTAAGAGTGGTAAGGACAGTAAACTTGCAGCAGTTGAGGAGGCACAAACAAAACTGCGATTCGCGCGACAGGAACTAGCTGATGCCCAGAAGAACAATAAAGATGTCCTAGCGGCGAAGATAAAAGTAACAGATGCAGAAAAAGAGTTGGTACAAGCAACTGTTAAGGTGAATGAGGATGCTGCTAAGGCATCAGCTAAAGCGTGGAAAGATGCTGCCAAGGATGCCGCGGACGAATGGAAGAAAACCTTTGGTATCTTTGAGTCTGGAATCAACGGGATACTTCACGGTAACATATTTGATAGTATAGGGAGTACACTAAGTAAACTTGGCGACCAAATGTTAAAACCTACCATTGATAAATGGGCAGCAGGGTTGACCACCGCATGGACGGGCATCGTGAAGCCCCAAGGTGGCTTTGGTGCGGAAATGGCTAAGACTGTAAGTGATTCAATAACCAATGGAATACAGCAAGGGTTGACCCCAAAACTTGCATCAAAGATTGCAACAAAGGATTTTAAGACAACACTCACAAAGGGCTTACAGCCTGACGTGGTAGAATGGTTTAATGCATTCAAGCAATATGCCGCACGGCATGGTGAGTCAATCCGAATTGCTCCACAAGGTGGTTTTAGGACAGCAGAACAACAAAAGGCTATATATAATAGAAATACACCCGAACAATGGTTAACATCAAAAGATGGGTACATTAAGAAGTCGGTGCATCAGTATGGTAGGGCTATGGATATTATATCTACTGCTGGATATAAAGCGGTAAAAGCAAATACACATATTGCCAAACTCATGCGTTCATTTAGCAAAGTAAATAGTGCAAGTGAGCGCTTCCTTAGTATGGCAAAAGACCCGAATCATGTAGAGATAAATAGGAACGGTGTCAAGACCTATAAAAAGAACGGAGAAGCACTAGCAAAATCATTTAGTAAACATATGCCTTCTGCTGGTAAACAATTAGCAGCTCCACTACTGAAAGAGGGTGAAGGGCAATCAGGTAACCTATTGGGTGGGTTTGGATTAAACCTTGCTGGTATGTTTATTAGTGCGCTTCCGTCAATCTTAGGTTCACTCTTCGGGCACAAAGTCACAGAAGCAGAACGCAAAGCTGCTACAGGGCAGACAGACTTTAGCGGTGACAACTTTGCATCTGTCATGACAGCGTTTAACAATTCTCAGTACAAGCTATTGGAATACACCCAAAAGCAAAATATGCACCTAAGAAGCATGGATAGCAATTTCCTAACAGTTGCCCGTGCATTGTCTCCAGATGGGGCAGGGCTCACATCTATGTCCCCATCAGGCGCAAACTTTGCATCCAAGCAGTCCAATGTACTCTTTGGGCTCTTCAGTAGCACCACACAGCTTATTAGCTCTGGTATGAATCTAGTAGTAAAAGACTTTGCCACTGGCTTCGAGAAGATACAGACTTACTACACACAGCAGAAGGATAAGTCATATCTATTTGGGCTATTTAGCTCCAGCAGCATCAGTACATCCTTTACCGATGTAGACCCACAGACTGCCAAGCTGTTCAACACCGCACTACAGGGTGGCTATGATTCTATCTTGCAGGCGGCAGTCTCACTAGGGTTTGATAAAGAAAAGACGATCAAGGCACTAAACAGTGCAAACCTCACGATAGGCAAAGACGGCAAGATAGACATGAAAGGCTTATCCCCAGAACAGCAGTCCGAGAGACTCAAGCAAGCCTTTGGAGAGATGTTTAGCGGAGTAGTGTCGCAGCTAGGCAGCATTAGCACTATTACTGATCAATACACCGAAGGCATGGAAAATCAATATGAAACACTATTGAAAATCGCCACAATCAACGACCAGGTGACAGCAGGGCTCAAATCTATAGGCATATCATTTTCCGACATAACGGTAGTTACTGAAAAGCTGCACAAGAGATTCTTCGGTCTTAGCACAAGAATGGTCAAAGTGTTTTCCACATACACCGCCACACAGCAACGCCTTGACATGATAACAGGTGCTGCATTTGGCGAAGATATGAACACTGGTGCGAAGAATTTCCAGCAGGGTATCAACGACTACTACGCAAACTTTATGACGACAGAGGAGCAGTATAAATCAAGCTTCTCTCAGATACAAGGCTACCTCCACGGTATCGGAGTAGAAGCTAAGCAATTTGACGACCCAGAGAAGATGAAGGAATGGTGGAAAAATCTCATCAACGGATGGGATCATTCCACCAAAGCATCGAATGAAGCTTTCGGGCAGTTGCTTACGATGAGTGGACAGTATAGCCAACTTATTAGCTTAGAGGAGCGACTCAGCAAGACTAGAGCAGACGGCACAAAGTCTCTACTCGACCTCTACACAGGACAGTACAGCCCTCTAAGAATGGCAGAAAAGACAGCCTTTGCCAACAATGTATATAGAAACGACACGACAGACCCACTCAACACCTCAAAGAGAGCCTTAGAGCTTGCCTACAAATCAGCAAGGACGGACGAAGATTACCAAAAAGAGTTTTTGCAGTATCAAAAAGAGCTTATCAAACAAGGGGCTGATACTTCTTTGAAGGATATAAAAGATGAAATGCTAGAGAGTCGTAAGATACAGACAGAGATGCGGGACGAGATGCACGAGCTAAGACTATCAAACGAGCGTATAGTAGAGCTACAAAAGGGCAGAGCATGATACGATTACTATTAATGACACTCATCCTACTAACGGGGTGTGACAAACAAGGAGAAGATATGACTATATTCCCATTTTTGGAGGTTAATACAACGGCGTTTACTACGAATGTTGGCGACTCCACATCACTATTTGTAAAGGGTAACAACTACCCATACGGAACGATTGTTAGGCTAGACGACAAACTATACACTACAAATGAATTACCAAAACAAAAGACTAGGCTTATATCCAAAAAAGTAGGGGACAAGGAGTTTTATTCTGTGGATGGTGAATATTACGAGGTGTATAAAGCCATCAACCCGATGGATTATACTACAACTGAATATTCTTCACCGACATGGGAACAGCTCACAACTGTCGACTCCACAACTGTTGTTGGGGACTACTCATTTGATACCCATTGGTCGGGGATAGCACCGAATCTTGCTATTACTGTAGCAATAACAAAAATATCGACAGGTGAAGAAGTAGAAAAAAGTAAAGTCCTTGCAAGCGTGAAGGATGGCGATGTGGTGGACTATAGCAATAATGGGTATGTCGGACATCCATCTTGCCCTATCTGCAAATGTGTATTTGAGGATGGCTTAGTAAAAATTCTAAACCGAGGTGATATACCATCCCCTACAGATACGGGCTACTTTGTAAAATTATTAGAACCTACAGACTGGGGATTGGTGGATGTCTCTGTATCCTATCCACTCATGCCATTTGACGACAAATCCTACACCGCAGCATCTGCGACTGGACATCTATATTACGACAACATAGTATCCGCAGACGCTGGAGAGTTCAGCACTGTAGCACTCTACGGCATGGTAGCCGATAGTTACAAGGTCACCTTTGACAATGGAGAGATACACGAGGGCACGATACCACTCACAGAAGCAGGGATTACACGATTTATCAAAGCAGATAACACGACCTCACACTGTAGGATAGACCTATACCGTGCAGACGGGGGCAAAGTGTCTATCGGAGGTATCGGTATCAGCCGTGAAGCTATCGACATGGGAGGCACTAAGTTTTCAGCAGATGGCACGATGAACGACAACAGCCCTTATGAGACTAGAAAAGGTGGAGTAGTGGATTATCGCCCTGGAATTACCACATTCAAAGACGGGGTGACGACCATCATCCCTATAGAAAACGAACAGACATTGGAAAACCTACGGACTACCATAAAAATGGTAAAGCGCAGAAGATTGGCGTTTGATATAGGGGATGCTTGGCATCAAAAAGACGACATAAATGTGGCCATGCAAGTAGTAGCTAGAGCAGAAAGCATCTCCTATAATCTACGCTCAGGCGGTAAAGACGAGCCACCAGAGTACATTGAGGTCAGGTGGAAGATAGGAGAGAGCTCATGAGTTGCCCTCAGTCGGTACCAACCTACGGCTTTGACACCTGCGGACAGGCTATCATGCTCACACGGGATGGAGACGGTACTACTCAAGAGCACACCCAGCTAATGGGTGGGCGTAGCTATAAACTAGCAAACGACAAAGCTACCATATCCCTAGTCATTACAGATGATATGGTCATGCAAGAGACGCGCAATTTCCTCGTCGATAACAGAACTTTTGCCATCTACACTATCCATCTGGGACGCAAAGCATGGCATATCGTCAGACATTCAGGCGCAGGGGTGACATTTAAAGCCCCCCACCCTAACTATTGGGAAGGGCAACTCAAGGTCGATGTACTAGGCTACACAGACACGGCAACACCTATGACTATGCCAAAGGTAGTGGTAGATGACGCAGGCAAAGAGGTAACAGACGACAGTGGTAGAGTTGTCGTCACAGACATGGTAGCAGGCGTGGCTACAGGATGCAAAGAACTATAAAGGATTAAACATGGCAGAACAAATAAATCAAACGGACGCACTACTAGAAGATGCGGAGTTAATAAAAGATATTGCTCGTGGGTCAATCGATAACCATTTTGAAACAGCGAACAGAGTACCGGGGACAACATATACGAATAACACGGGGAAACCAATGACCATAGGCTTTGCCGCATACTCCGCTGGCGGCGATGGCAATATTTATATCCGCGCGGAGGTGAACGGTTCGATTGTTACCATGGCGGAAAATTCAGATAATATGTGGACTCCCATTACATTTGTTGTCCCTAAAGGCGGAAGCTATAAAATTTCAGACCATCATGATAATTTTCACGACACGAGATGGGTAGAGTCGTACTAATGGTACTTAGACCAAAATGGCTAGAGTCCATCGGAAAAGATAAGCTAATCCACTTCATCATCGGAGTATTCACAATGACAATCGCAGGGCTATTCACCACCACAGCATGGGTACTGGCAACTGTATTAATAGCCGTAGCCTACGGTATTGAGATTAGCCAAAAAGTGCTAAAGTGGGGTGCGTTTGAGCATTTGGACGCGTGGGTGGTGATACTCGGTGGCTTGACAGTGGCGATAACTATATATAAAGGGAGTCTATGACAAATACAGAAATACTCAATGCAGGGGTAGCAGGCGCTGGGTCAGTAGCCACGGCGGTCACTACTACCAACCTAGAGCTAAACAAAGTCCTATTTGTTGGTGCTCTCGGAGCGGTAGCCTACCTCATGAAAAACTTTGATGTACCAAAGTTTAAAGAGAATAAACTAGCTGAGCTAAAGACTATACCAGCACGGATACTTACCCCTATGGCAGTAACAGCTATAGTCTATTATGTCGGTACGGATGGTCTCAATATATATGTGAAGGACGTAGGCACACCCGTCTGGACTTTTGCAGGGTTACTTGCAGCACTCAACTATGAAGTGGCAGTAGGGGGGATTGGAGACATCCTATCCATAGGCATTGAGAAGCTGAAAGGGTGGAGGAGATGAAGCACTTTTATGTCGAGGATAAGCCGCTATGGGTGAGGATTGTCGCGGATGTGATTATCTGCTCTGTATTGGTAGGTGTTTATCTGTTGATATGGGGGGCAAAATGAACTCCTTAAGCGGGAAGATTTGGGGTGTATTAGCTTCCATCTTTGCCATTATAGCCTATGGTCTCAAGCTACGAGGAGATCACTACAAAGAGGTCTCTGAGGGTAAAGACGAGCAGATACAGGCAAATGACGCTAGGGCATCCAAAGAGGTGTACGAAGCTATCAACGCACAAAAGGCAACACAAGCAAAGGAGAATCTAAATGAAGAGACTAAACATAACAGTAATGGTACTCACCACACTTCTATACGCGGGGTGTAGCACGGCACAGTACATCGCTACTCCTTGTCCTAGTGTCAAAGTGTTGCCAAAGGTTGGCAACCTTGACTATGATGTACATAATGGGGTTATAGACAAAAAGGACACACCATCGGTAGAATCTTGGATAAAAAGGGCCGCTATAGCATTAGGGTATTACCGCCCAGAGATTATCAGACTTAACAAGGAGACCTTATGATAATAACAATAACAAATGAACCACAACAAATAGACCCACCGTGTAAGTTGGGCTTTACCGCTTCTAGTAGACTCTTATATGTGGTTGGAACAGCGGGGTAGATGGTGATAC